CTTTTTTGCCATTATCGATGATCCTTATATTATCTATGATCCTTATGTCATCCATTAACAAGAACATTTACAGCCTTGCTTATCCTACCTAATTTTGATGGCCCCTTATCGTGTTGACCTGCCTTTAACAACTCTTTACAATGTCCGCCAATATTTACCGCTCTTCCTGTGCCAGCGTCCTCTTTCCACAAACTCTCCATCTTCTTCCGGCACTCATCTTCGATCCTATCATGTCCTAGATTAACCTCTAATGCAGAAATTATCCTCCCGATATCTTTATAGACCCTACATAACAACTGGTCTGCATACCATCCCCGGAAATGTGGAAGAAAGAAGAACCCTAAAACATTCATCCCTTTCCTGGATATCATGGGAAATGACGGGAAATTCCAGTTATTGTTAATATTTCTTTGGTCATCAAAAACATCGACTAAGTATATTGACCATCGGCTTTTCTTTATCTTACTACGAATAATGTCATCCCATCCTTGCGTCTTGAACCACGCGTCGTCATTAACAGCCATAATATTATTACCAACCGTTCTGTGAGCTAACCAATTATAATATCCGTTAGTCATATCTTCCTGACGATCCCTGACAAAGAACTTTAATGAATATCCTTGGCTTATATCTTTAAGGAACTCAATAGTCTTCTCATCGTCATTATCCACACATATAAGAACCTCTATTTTATCTTTCTTTGATGTCGTCCTCTCAATGCTATCCAGAAGCCGTTTAAAATAGATAACCCTTCCTCTCGTGGGTAATATCAAGCTAAAGTCAATTTCTTCCATACCCTGTCCCAACATTTCTGGCAGTACAACGTTCCTAAATAATTATACACCCAATTACGATCACAACATTTTTTCATATCTCAAACGGTCATTGGATTGTACGGATAATCGTCGGTCTCCATAGCATAAGCGTCCTGCTTACCTGAGTATGGCTCAACATCATCACTTAAATATATCCCCATAGCGAAAGCGTCCGCTCTGTCCGGTGACCTGCTGATTACCTTCTTGATCTTATCCTTATCAGTTATCTTGATCTGTCCCCGGCTGTTAACAACCTCGTAAGTTATATTTATCAACTGCCGGCGTAACTCCTCATCCTCCGGGTAATGAATACGTTTATCTAACACCGCCTGCATTGTCCGCCAATAAAACAATGCTCTTTTATTTAAGAACTCCGGCGGGATGATTTTACTCTCAGACGAATTTATCCTGTGAACGTTAAAATCTCCCAACTCTTCCAACCGGGAAAATATACCGGCACCGATACCAATGCTATCACCGCCAACATCGTTACATCCATTCTTCCGTGCGAAAGCCGCTATCATCCCGGCTATCTTCATTTCATCCTGTTCCCCGACCATGAACATCTGATCCTCTATCCGGTAATCTTTAAGAAAGTAAATAACACATTCATCATGGCTTGTCGCCGGGTCACATACCACAACACGTTTCTCTTTCGGAAAGTGTATGTCCAACCCTTGAAGCTTTCTTAAATCTTCCGTTGATAAAAGAACGTTTGAAGACTTAAGAGCGTGCCAGTTACCGTCACGATACGCCTCGAGTAACGGTTTACTATGTTTAAAAGCCTCCTCAAGAGTCTCAATATAATTATCCGGCAAGTGTGGGTTATCCGTCGGCAATGCCGGAATGTAAGCGTAACCATCATTCTGCCGGTCAACGAAATCTTCCTTTAACCAACAATCCGAAGGGTTGGCTGTGTAGAATTCTTTATACGTCGGTTGCACTCCTTTATGTTTTAATCGAAGTGAACCACGAAGAACACTAACCTCTTCCCTCGTCGTTTCCTCTGCCTGATCTATGCCAAAGAACACAAGCTCGGCTGAATTGAACTTATTTATCGTGTCCTGATTATCCAATCCGCCGAACAATAACTTAACTTTCCCGTCAATGATAATTTCTTTATCCTGCGCCCGGATGTAATATCTATCTGCCGGAATGATCTTCTTCCATGTCTCCAGCGTCGTCTGCCTGAAATCAACGCCCCGTTTCCGTCCTAGGAATCCTATCGGTAAAGGGTTGCTGGAACGTTTGAGTTTGAATTTGTTGATTATCTGGTCTGCCATGTAGAATGACCAGATACAAAATAGAAAGCTTTTGCCTCCACCTTTTGCACCTTTTTGTTAGGTTAACCCCCGTAGAGAATATAACGTGTATCGTTATCAACAAGATGTTTCATACATTGTCTTTGTCTATCAGTGAGATTAATCACAATTTCTTTTTTCTCTACGGGCACCTGACATCACCACCTTTAAAAACCACATCATCTTCAGGATATTCTAGCCCCCTATGATGCCGGAGATGTGATCTAAAATCTTTAAAAACCCAAAGGTTTTCAGGACGGTTATCATCACGAATTTCATTCACATGATGCACAATTTCATAACGGTGTAAATATCTGCCTATCTCTTTCTCAACAATAAGTCTATGCTCTCTAACACATCCATCTTTATCTGCATTGGGATGTTCAGGTTTATGAATAAGTTTATAGCCTGCATCATTATAAAAATAACCTTTATAATTATGAGGGACTCTAGGAAGATTAGAAGATTTCTTTCCTTTCCTATTCTTTGTCTTGCTTCTTTTATCCCAACTTCTTAATTGTCCTTTATAAATATGTTCTGGCAATGGTTTGCTTTTTTTAATCTCTGTTTTCGGAGACCTTCGCTCACCTTTTTTAATCAAAGTTACATAGTTTGAACATTCTTTAGAACAATATTTTCCTCTCCCAATCTTAACCTTAGAGGGATATGTTCTGAACTCTTTGTCACAAACTTTACAATTTCGTATCATTCGATCCTCATTATCGTCAACGGGTTATCTTCCTGACCGCCTAAGTTTACGTCTTGTTTAGGACCATACTTTCTTGGGTTCATCCTTTCGCAAGCCCACTTTCGAGCATCCACTCTAAGCCTTGCACGGTTTACCATTTCATTATTTCCAACAACAGCTACTTCACCGTTCTTTAATTGTTTCTCATAGAAATCATTTGTACTATCATCGGCAATTTCAATCATTTCTGTTGCGTAGCATTCTATCTGGTCTTCCCGTGCCTTTTCGTAATGTTTGCAAAATTCTTTATTATCCTGTCTCCAACGCCATACTGTAGCAATATTCGGCATATGTTCATCACGACAAATAGTTCTCAAACTCTCACCATTTGATATACGGAAACACATTTCATCGGCTAACTCTTCCGTGTACTTTGTCGGTCTACCTGCTGGCATGATAATTCCTATTTAATTCTAACTGATGTATATAATATGTATAAAGCAATAAAAGAGTAAGTTCCGATTATTGCTGTAAATATGCAAGAGATCATAACCCTCCCCCAAAGGCAGTAGTGCCTGTTTGAGTATTACCGTCATCCGGTTTTATATTATCGTGGTTAACAACTTTACCTTGTGAGGGAGGATATCTTTTTGGATCTAGTATATGAGTTTTTTTAATAGAAGATAGAGGAACTGTTAGGAATGGTTTAGGATATTGGGTACGACGTAACAATCTATCGGAATGATGAGTCATAAATAAGTCCTTATGTATTTTATATTATAGGGATATATAAGAATTAGTCAAGGGTTTTTATCCACAGGTTTTTAACAGGGTGTAAATGATGTTTTTATTTTTGGGCATATGTTCAAAAGTAATTTCATCCAATTACAAAATGAACCCCTTTTTTCTATTGCAGTTTGGAAAACACGGTTATCGTAAAATCCCTGTGTAGGGGAAGGGGGTATTTTATACACCCCTTATATTATTTCATTACTTATACCTGTTTTGTCATTTTGTAATATATAAGATAAACATATATAAATAAAGGACTTACGCAATTACAAAACAATTACAAAAGCAATACAAAATGAGTTATCCACAAGTTATCCACAACCATGAGAATCTCATTACAAAATGAGAATAAACGTTTTGTAATGGTATTTTTCACTACTAAACCCCCTATTTGGAATCAGTATTTAATGTATTTTTTACAATAAACTGTTGACAAAGAATTGAATATTCTGTAATATGGTTCTCATGCGGACAGGATCAATAAGCCAAAAACAATAAAATTTATATAGGCAACTCGCAAGGGTTGTCTTTTTTTATGACCCGGTTTCCTGTTCGCATATAGGATTTAAGCCTTACGGCTTGCCGGGTCTTTTTTTATTATGATCACAATACCACATCATATCCGTCATCTTTCCTTTATTAAGTGTCGTCCGAATAGTAAGAGACCCATAGAAGATGAGTGGCAGAAACATCCTAAGACATATGACCAAGTAAAAGCTCATATAAAGAACAATCATAATTATGGTGTAGCCTGTGGTTATAACTCAACATTAATCATAGATATAGACCAAGATGATGAGCTTGGTGTTTCAGCGAAAGAAAACTATTTGAATATATCAGAGTTCTTACCTGATACATTCACAGTGAAAACCCCCGGTGGTGGTTACCATATATATTTAGAGTGTGATGACTGGGGGCATGGATCGAGTAAAATAAATAATGAAGAAGGAGACCATGTAGGAGAGATAAGGTTCTTTGGAAACCAAACGATAGGCCCGAATAGTATTCATCCTGATACATTAAAACCTTATGAGGTATACAAAGATGTTCCCATAGAAAAGATAAGTGCTAAAGAAATAAAGGCGATATTATCAAGTTATTCTATAAAATATAAGAATAATAAGACAGACCTTCCGTTTGAGCCTTTAGGAGAAACGGTAGATATAGGGAAGGTTATAAAAGATCTAAAACTTGAAGAACGGTCTGGCGAGTTAATGGGTGCGCAACCAACTCATGGAACTACGACCGGACATAACTTCTCTGTTAATACAAGTAAAGGAATATGGCACTGTTACAGGTGTAGTTCAGGAGGAAATGCGCTTCACTTGATAGCTGTGCGTGAGGGCATAATAAAGTGTCATGAAGCCCCATTATATCTTAGAGGTGATAAATATAAGGAAGCTAAAAAGATAGCCAGAGAAAAGTATGGTATTGAAATAGATGATGTAAAAGCTAACGCTATATATGATGATAAATTCAACGGAAGGTTCTTTCATTCTCTGTATAAAGATAGTTTAATCTGGTGTTCTACTTTAGGAGGATGGATGCAATACGACGGAACTAGATGGAAAGTAGATAGAACAGAGATAACAGGTAAGTATGCGATAGAAGCAAGTGATAAGCTATTAAAAGAAGCTATAAGTAGGGATAGCAAGAATCTTATATTACACGCAAAACGCAGTGGTAATATCGGAAAGATACAGGCTATGGTTAAAGTAGCCCGTAGTTTAATGGCTCAGGAAGAAAATATTTTTGATCAGAATAGTTATTTGTTTAATTGTAAAAACGGAACGTATAATCTTAAAGACGACATATTTCTTCCACATAATAAAGATGACTACATAACCAAGATCTCTGGAGTAGATTACAAAAAAGACGAAGATTGTCCGGTGTGGAGATCATTTATAGATAAGATCTTTCTTGGTGATAAAGAGCTTATAGAATTCGTTCAGAGATCAATAGGTTATTCAATGACATCATCCGTCGAGGAGCAAGCATTTTTTATTCTTTATGGGTCAGGAAGTAATGGTAAGTCAACATTTTTAGAAACAATATTAAGGATATTTAATGAGTATTCTATGAACTCAACAACAGAAACTTTTACTGATAGTAAATATGCAGGGATACCGAATGATATAGCTAGGTTAAGAGGAACCCGTTTTGTTACAGCTAAGGAAACAAAAAAAAGGATAGTTTTAGATGAGCCGACGGTTAAACATCTAACCGGGAATGACACAATAACAGCACGTTTTTTAAATAAAGAATTTTTCGATTTTCGACCGACATTCAAGATATTCATGGCGACCAACCATAAGCCAAGGATCACAGGAACAGACCGGGGGATATGGCGAAGGATAAAGATGATCCCTTTTAATTACAGCATCCCTAAAGAAAAAGAAGATAGAAAATTCATGGACAAACTTAACAGTGAGTTAAGTGGGATACTAAATTGGATATTAGAAGGTCATAATAAATGGAAGAAAGAAGGTTTGGGTGGGGCAAAAGCTGTGAGGATCACAACAGAAGATTATAGGAATGAAGAAGATGAGATCGGTTCTTTTATAAAGGACGAATGTTATGTCGATAACAAAGAAGAAACATATATATCCGTCAAGAATTTTAAGGACTTACTTAATGAATATACCGGGAAGAAGTATGGGCAGAAAACAATATCTGAGTATATGAAATCCAGAGGGTTTAAACCAGATAACAATATAAAGGTTGTGGGCGCAAAACAGACAAGATGTTTTGTTGGTATTAGAGAAGCTAAATCTGAAGATTATATTTCAGAAGATAAAGAAGATAAAGAACATGAAGAATTAAAAGATATAAGTGAACCTGTTAACTGGGATGAATAATATGAATGAAATAAAACTTAAAGAACTTCAAGAACAAGGTTTTAACTTTACAGTACACAACAACGGGTATCATGTAAAGTTTGGAAAACATATTAACTATTATCCGACAACGGGGCGAGTGTTTAATAATATAACAAAAGAATCTTTTCTCTGTGACTCTACAGAAGCTCTTTCGAATTATATAAGAGAACATAAACGAGAATACTAAGCCAAAAGTAAGAATTGTTATAGGTGAACATGGCAAAACAAAGATGTAAAAACTGCGGATGCCATATATATGAGCAGGTCTATAGTATATACGTATGCCATGAGTGTAGGAACCCGATAGCAATAGCGGAGACGCCGGATGAATAAATATAAAAAGGATGGTTTAAGTTCGTTAAGGTTGTCCCGTAAAGAAAAGATGAAAAGGTCACAGGATATGGTTAAGTTTATGGCGGGGGAGAAGATTGATAAGCCTAAGAGAACACGAGGGAGAGATAAGAAAACCCGTGTGCAAGGAGAAGCTGAGTTCCGCGTTGAAGTTGTCCGATGGTTAAAGAAAAAAGGATTTTTTTATAAAAGGATTGAGAACGGCGTTAATGGAAAACATGGAAGAGGTATACCGGACTTCTTATTTTTCACAAATGTTATCGGGCATAATTGTTACCCGCCATCGCAGATGTATTTTTTAGAACTTAAGTACGGTAAAGGAAAGCTTGACAAAAAGTATCAGGTTCCTTTTAAAGAACGATGTATACAAGCAGGGGTCAACCATATTACCGCTTGGTCTATTCAGGATATTGAAGATGCAATCTCGTAAGATGTCAATGGTGGAATCTTTAACGAACATCGCCGTCGGCTACGGTGTTGCTGTAATGTCACAGATAATTATATTCCCGGTTTTCGATATTCACGTACCGGTTAGGGATAATTTATTGATCGGGGCATGGTTCACGGTCGTTTCATTGGTACGATCTTATTGTTTAAGGAGGTGGTTTAATGCGTGCAAACATTGAATTACATAATATGGACTGTATGGAGGCTATGAGATATATGCCTGATAATGCCTTTGATTTGGCGATTGTTGATCCTCCTTATGGAATAGGGAATTGGGTTCAAGTAACGGGAAATGTAAGAAGAAATAAAGAGCCAGTTGAATGGAATAATAAGAGTAATAGACCTAATAAAGAATATTTTAATAATTTAATAAGGGTTAGTAAAGAAAGAATTATATGGGGTGCGAATTATTATAACTGTTTTGAAAGTAATATGGGTGCAATCATTTGGAATAAGAAAAATCCTAATCCTAAGTTTAGTAATGCTGAAATTGCATCATATTCTAAACACAAAAGAGTTTCTTTAGTTGAAATACCGTATTATGGATTTGTAGGAGAAAAAAAATGCTTTCATCCATGTGCAAAACCTGTTCAATTATATAAATGGCTCTTACAAAACTACGCCAAAGAAGGCGATAAGATATTAGACACACATTTAGGTTCAGGCTCAATAGCCATAGCCTGTTGGGATTTAGGATATGATTTAACAGGTTATGAAATAGACAAAGATTATTACAACGCTGCCAAACTAAGGTTAGAACGTCATCAAGCACAGGGGCAGTTGTTTTGAAAGATAAATACTTCTACAAAATGCGCCAGATAGCGTATTATTTCAATGCACAGAGTGTTGTTCTCGTCGATGATCCGTTTGATCCACCGCCAAAGGATTATACGCTTGACACAAATATATAAATGGTATATACTAGCACCCATGACAAGAATAAATTGCATACCACCGAATGAGCTTATACGACAACATCTGGTCGCCGAATACCGGGAGCTACCCCGAGTCCGGCACGCATGGCCCAGAAAGACAGAGCCTAATATCCCATCATTCTATTGTTTGGGTAAAGGCCATGTTACATTCTTTTATAATAAGGGATCATGGCTAGAACGTCGGCACCGGGAGCTTATTGATGAGATGAAACGCCGGGGATACAAAGTAAACATGAAACCGCTTGACTTATCCCACTGGCCGAAGCACGCCATGAAAGACTGGGAGCCGGGGGAGTATGATAAAAAGATTAATAGAAAAAGAATAAACCAACGCATAAAAGGAGGGCTGGCAAGATGACTAAACAAGAGAAGAAAGATTTAATGGAAGTAGATACACTAAAAGAACCGATGGCAATAGGTGAAGTGTTCGCAAAAAGCGGAATGTTTCCGGAAGTTAAAGATCAAGCGCAAGCGGCTGTAAAAATTCTAGCCGGTAGAGAACTTGGATTATCACCGTTTGAGTCGATGAAAAATATATACCTTGTTAACGGTAAGCTCGCTTTACAATCCAACGCTTTAGCTTCATTACTGAAATCGAATCCTAAATATAATTATAATGTAGATGTTCTAACCAATGAAGAATGTAAAATCACTTTTATTGAAATAAAAAACGGAGAAGAAAAAGAAATTGGAGTTAGTGATTTTACTTTTAAAGATGCCGCAAGAGCAGGGTTAGCTAATAAAGATGTATGGAAGAACTATCCGAAGAATATGCTATTTGCACGAGCATTAGCGAATGGTGTCCGGTTCTATTGTCCTGATGCAGCTTGCGGATGGCATATCCAAGAGGAGTATGAAGATATGTATAGCGTAAATAAAAACCAGACCGTAACAATATCTCCTTCAGGAGAAGTTGCGTCAAAAGAAAGTGAGGTTATAGATGTCGAAGAGAAATCGTAATCTGTATAATAATGATTATGTTTCTGTTACTCAGACTTTAGGTGTTCTTAGAAAGATCGGTCTTGAGTTTTGGTTTAAATTTAATACCGCTAAATTCTGTAATGAAGAAAGTAATAAAGGAAAGCTGGTCGGTACTCAGATACATGATGCTATTGAGCAGTATATCTTAAACGGATCAGCTTCTGTTGAATCAGAATATGCTGAAGAGGTAAACAATGCGTTACAATCTTTTATATTATTCAAGAAAGAGAATCCTGAAATAGAATTATCAATGTCAGAGATCAGGTTAACAAGTGAGGAATACAAATATAACGGAACAATCGACGCTCCTAATCCTCCGTATCTAGTTGACTGGAAGTCAGGAAAAGCTAAAGATGATCCGTCACCAAAGATATACGATGAATATAAATATCAAGTTTCTGCTTATGTATATTTATGGAACGAATGTAATCCCGATAACCTTATAAACCAAGCTCACATTGTATCGCTTGCAAAAGACAAAGTTGGGTATGGTTTATACACAATGGAAGAAGAAGAAATAAAAGAGTCTTTTAACGAAGTATTTTTATCTTGTTTGAAAATACTAAACTACCAAGAAAAGGAGAAAAAGAATGGCTGATTTTGAGATGGATATGACTGAAGAAAAACCGCCAAAAAGAATCCGTAAAATAATTCCTGAAGGATGGCGTGTTCAAAAAATTATTGAAGGAAGAACACAGAAGAGTAAACAGGGTAATGAAATGATAGTGTTGGAGTTTGAAGACAAGGAAAAAGGAATTGTTAATGACGAATATTTCGTTACAGAAAAAGGCAAAAGGTGGAAGTTAAAAAACCTTCTTCAATGTTTAGGAATTGGCGGAGAAGATGGAAATTACGCTTTCAACATGAAAGACATACTGAACAAAGAAGTAGTTGCTTTATCTGAACATGAGCCTAACGATTACATAAATCGTGATGGTGATAAAGTTGAAACAACACAACACGTTTTAAATAACTTTAAGTCTATAAAACAAGCTGAAGAAGATGGTAATGTAGCTTGGGATGAATAATAAATAACCACATAGCCCGCCCTTTACGCCTTCCATCCGGCAATCGGAGCCAACCGATTGGGGCGGGCTATTTATTAAGGAGACAGTATGTCATTAACAGCTATACAGAAATATAAGCATTTAAAAAAGAAGATGACCAAGTACCGGATCGCAAAAGAAACAGGTCTTTCGTTAAATACTCTTAATATGTGGGATAAAGAAGTGTTTAAGCCTAATGAAGATAGCGCAGAAAAGATTGATAAATTGTTTAAAGAAACCCCTTGACATATACATGTATCAAGTATATACTATATGTATAAATAAGAACAACAAACAAAGGAGGCTGGCATGGACTTAGAACAAAAAGCGAAAAGAATTTCAGAACAATTCGACGAGATCCTCGAACAAATTCACGAAACAAACACTTCCCTATTCAGAGAACGTCTTTCTTTAATGACCGACGAACAGCTTGGGTACGAATGGTCTGACCGCGGTGGCGACCAGTGGGAATTTGACAATACAAACACAACGATGATAAACTTTTCTACGATGTATATTAACAAAATAGCATCGGGTCAATATGCAGGAAACACGCCAACATATCTTAGAAATTCTTAAAGAGGCTGGTCAGGCAACTGTAGATGACATTGTCCGCGAATTGCAGAAGCGGCGCGGCAAGATCACGGCTGTCACTGTCCGGCATCATTTGAATCATCTTCAGCGTGAATGCCTCATCAGCACCCCTCAGATCAAACACCGCAGCACACCGGGTAGACCTCAACATGTCTAT